GAAAAGTCTCCTTGGCTAACACTAGCTAGGGAAGCATACGACTCTTCTACAACATACCTAGACGCGAACTATAGACGCCAGTGGGAAAGGAATCTTGCTTTATTTCAATCTACCCACCCTTCTGGTTCTAAGTATGGCACTTCACAGTACCAGCATAGATCGCGCCTGTTCAGACCTAAAACAAGGTCAACAATAAGAACAAACGAGGCTGCTGTTGCAGCCGCTTTCTTTTCTACGGAAGATGTTCTATCTGTTTACCCTGAAAATGATTCTGACCCGGAACAAAGGGCTTCCGCGACAATACTAAAGCACCTTCTTCAGTACAGACTTACTAAAACTATACCGTGGTTCCAGACTTTAATAGCTGCCTATCAGGAAGCTATGGTTTTTGGTTCAGTTATAGCCCACCAGTATTGGGAGTATAAGGAGAAGCGATCTAAGTCTAAAGAACCCATCTTGGATGACGCTGGAGAGCCAATCCTGAATGAGGATGGTTCTGAAGCGTTCACTGAGACGGATGAGGTTGAGATTCTTAAAGATAGGCCGCAAATCCGATTAATTGCGTCAGAGAACTTGAGACTAGACCCGGCTGCTGACTGGAACGATCCTATCGGCTCATCCCCATTCATAGTCGAAGTGATCCCGATGTACCTGCAAGACGTGATTGAGAGGATGTCGGATGTTGACCCAAAGACTGGGGAGCCAAAGTGGAAGCGGCTCTCAATGCCGGAACTCTTGCAATCTTCACGTCGTTCAGAATTCGATTCAACTAGGCAGACTAGACAAGGCAAAAGACAGGACCCACTGTCTGATCGGCAAGAAACCATTAAAGAATATGACACTATATTTATACACAAAAATATAATTCATAGGAAAGGAAAGGACTGGCTGTTTTACACGGCGGGGACAAATCATATGTTGACAACCCCCGTCCCGCTGTCTGAGGTGTACCCACACCTGCGAGACGGCGAAAGACCTTATGTAATGGGTGGTTCGACGATAGAGGCGCACAAAATCTACCCAGCTTCCATAGTGGAGATGACTCAAGACTTGCAGACAGCGGCAAACGATATTGCCAACCAACGAACTGATAATGTTCAGCTAGTTCTTAATAAGCGTTACCACATACGCCGTAGTTCAAACATAGACATCAACGCCCTGAAGAGAAGCGTACCGGGCGGCTCCGTGATGATGGACGACCCGATGACTGACGTGAATGTTGTCTCTACGCCAGACATCACTGCTTCAGCTTACGAGGAGCAAGACCGATTAAATGTAGATTTTGACGACATAGCCGGGACTTTTTCTCAGGGCACAGTCCAGTCTAACCGTTTAATGAATGAGACGGTTGGCGGTATGGAGATGTTGTCTGGTCAAGCGAATACCATGATCGAGTACATGATCAGAACTTTCGCAGAAACATGGGTGGAGCCTGTTCTGTCTCAGCTAATAAGGTTGGAACAGTATTATGAGACTGACGAAGTCATTATAGCTGTTGCCACGAATAAATCAGAACAGGAAAACCAAGAGGTCTCAGGGTTCTTCCAGAGGTTTTCTCAGGATATAGATAGTCTGTTGCGTCACGAGATGACTGTAGGGGTGAACGTGGGGATTGGGGCGACTGACCCGATCAGGAAGATCGAAAGATTGTTACTGGGCATTCGAACGATGGCTGAAGTAAACCCAGACATCATACAGACCCTTAACCAACCTGAAGTTACAAAAGAGGTTTTTGGGGCGCTTGGTTATAAAGATGCTAAACGCTTTATCGCAGAAGAGCCACAGGATCGCCTCTCTGAACTGAAGGCGCAGGTCGAAGAAATGGCAGCAGCTATCCAGCAACTTACGGATAAGGGTGCAGCCAAGGAACTTGAGGTTCAGGGCAGAATAATGGCCGCTCAGATCAAGGGTCAGTCTGACATTCAAGCCGCAAGAGAGAAAGCTATGGGTGATATTGGCGCTACCCAAGTCGCTTCCGCCTCTAGAGAGTCTATTGAAGAGATCAAGAACAACATAAGCCTGATTGAAACAAGACTCAAGGCGGAGAAGAACGACATAGCTAGAGGTGAATTATTGCTTCAAAAAGAAGCACTTGTACACAAGATGCTGCTTGAGTCTGATGCTGACATCGGTATCTCACCCGGTAATGATGAAGGGAAACAGATGTCAGATGTTCTGATGAATGATGAATACGGAATGGTTCAGGGGGCCGAAGGATGAATCACTTAAAGGATACTGGAGAGAATTATTTTGTTCATGCCGCAATCGCAATATCTTACTCACTAACGCTTTTTGTGTTATCGATTGCCGCTTTAATTCACGGAATTGTTCCTTTCGTATTTATTGATACAGCATCAAAAGGAGTGAGCGCACTAGAAGAGCGCATGGAAAAAAGACGGTTGAATAATATTTCGCCGGGACTTACAGATTAATGGATGAAATGGATTTGTTAGTTGCGGAGGTGCGGCTTGGCCTCCAAACAAAGGAGTTCTTGAAATCTCCTCTAGGTAGATACATTGCAGGTAGAGCGGATAAAGCCCGAGAAGAGGCTTTTAACGCTTGGGTAAATGCAGATGCCAACGATGAGGATACGATTAGAGAACTTCAATTTCGCGCAAGGTTGCCCTCTCTAGTTGCAACTTGGCTGGATGAGGCTATTAACCAAGCAAATCACGCAGAGATAACTCTCTCAGAAATTCAGGAGCAATAAATGGACGCTATCCAAGAGGACGTGGACAACAAACAAAACACAGAGGAAGTGGTAATAGACTCCCACGAATCTGAAATTGAAAGAATTGCTGAAGCTGTAAGTCAAACTGTAATTCAAGATGAACTTGATAATGAAGAAAGCGAAACCCATCCAGTAGTAGAAGAAGATTTCTCTAATCCATTAGAGCGTAGAGGCGAAGATTGGTACGTCAATACTAAAGTCAATGGAGAGAATACAAGTGTTCCGTGGGAGCAAGTGGTATCCCAGTATCAGAAGAACACATCCGCAGATCAAAGGCTTCAGGAGGCTTCGGAACGTCAACGCGAGTTGGCCGACTATGAAGAGAAACTGAACGCCTACCGGGCCCAGTTAGAGGCCCAAACACGCCAGCTATCCGCTACGGACGCTAGTGAAGAAGTATCGCCATCCACCTCGGACGCGACTGATGCTCTATACGAGCAATACCACGATGCCCTCTTTCAAGGCGATGAAGCAAAAGCAAGCGGTTTGCTTAAACAGATTCGCGCCGTAGATAGGCAGCCAGCCCAGCAAGTTGATGTTAGCAGCATCATCGAGCGGACCAAAGCCGAAATTCGGGAAGAGGAGAAACAGGCCAGAGAGCGCGGGTATGAAATGCGTCGAAAGCAAGCTGTTGAGATGTTCCATTCGGAATATCCCGACGTTGCTCAAGACACAGGAATGCTTGCGGTTGCTGACCGACGTTCTGCTGAACTTTACTCAGAGAATCCCACCCGTGATCCTTGGGACATCATGCAAGAATGTGCGAATTATGCACAGGATTGGTTGAAGACCAAAGTTGATTCAATGGGCGGAGGATCGAAGGAAGAGTCTCGCGCACAGCGCAAGCAGAATTTGGATGAAGTTGTGCCCAGAAACGTCAAATCCCACATAGGAGATGATATAGAAGAGCCAACCTATTCCGACATCATAGCGGAGATGAAACAAGGTAGGGGACAACCCGCCTAATTATCTCTTTATTTCATTTATTGTCTAAAGGAGACAAGCAATGGCTGGTCAAGTATGGGGAACAAGTAGCCTTGGTGGCTATATGTATGCCCTTAATCTGTCCAAGGAATTGCGTATGTCCTTACGGCCAATTGTGAAATTTCGTCAGTTCGCGGACGTTAAAGACGCGGCGCATCAAGGTCTCAGCAAAGGTGATACTTTCCACTGGAACGTGTACTCCACTGTTGCGACTGGTGGTGCGGCTTTAGTCGAAAACACTGCGATTGCCGAAAGCAATTTCACAATAACCCAAGGAACCATGTCCATCACGGAATATGGCAACTCAATTCCTTTCAGTTCCAAACTGGATGATCTTTCAGAACATCCTGTGAAGGAAATAATCCACAAGGTCTTAAAGATCGACGCAGCACAGGTTCTTGATGGTCTGGTAGCAGATCAGATTGATACCTGCAAACTTCGTGTAGTGGCAACTGCTGGTACGTCTACGGATGCGGTAACGCTAACCACAGACGGCACGGCAACGCTAACCAACACGGTTGCTCTCGGTAAAGGCCACATCAAAGCCATCGTAGATGTAATGAAAGAGAGAAATATTCCCTCTTTTGAGCGCGATGACTACTTCTGCATAGCATGGCCCACAACGTTCCGTAACTTAAAGAACGATCTGGAAACGATCAATCAGTATGTCGAAACCGGGTTCCAGATGATCCGTAATGGTGAAACTGGTCGTTACGAAGGTGTGCGTTTTGTTGAGCAAACGTTCCGTGCGAAAGGTGGCTCTGCCACTGGCATGGGTACACCTGCTGGTGCATGGGCTGGAGGTCTGTCCGATTGGGCAGTATTCTTTGGCGCAGACACCGTTGCAGAAGCTGTAGCTATCCCCGAAGAGATTCGCGGGAAAATCCCGTCTGACTACGGTCGGGCAAGGGGTATCGCGTGGTACTACCTTGGTGGTGCTGGTTTGGTTCACTCTACTGCTGCACAGTCCCGCATTGTTATGTGGGATTCGAAGGCATAGGGGGGCTATATGGCACAGTCAACACAAGGTGTAGGCGTGAAGTCGGGTCTTTCCGAACAGAAAAGAATCGACTCTTCCCTAAAAGAACTTGGTCTTGCTTCAAAGGGTCCTAACCAGCGTCCAGAGGGCGTTGGCACGGGATCGAGTGCCCCTAACGGCACTCGTCTTGACGGCGGTCCAAACTCTTAATCTCAACTAGGAATGGGGCCTTCGGGCCCCTTTTCTTTTGGAAATTATTATGCCACATAAAAATTTAGTACAGAGCCCCCTCCCAAAGATGAAAGAAGTTGATCCTTGGAAGGGTGTTGAAGACATGGAAAAGTCCACGATTGCCTGTCGTTATGGCGATGTTGGTACTTCATACGATGATTACGAATCCTCGTCCAAGCCTTTGGTTGCCCATCATGTAGAAGGTGATGAGTGGGAAACAGGCGTTGTTGGTAGCAAGGATATTAATCTACCCGAATCAATGGGCTGGTCATGGCCTACTAGAGCAATTCCGATTCGTTTCGGGAGATAAATTATGGCTGGTTACGATGATGACATGGGGCATGATGAAGACATCGATGTTGGTGATGCCAGCATGGGAGACAGGACGGGTGGCCCCGCGAGAGATACTGACGGTGGTGCGGATGATGGTAATCAGGGTGATCAGCGTGACCAAGGTAATCGGGATGAGCGCGGTCGTGAGAATGATGGCCAAACTCAAGGCTCTTCTACTGGGTCTACTCAACAGAGTGACAATGGGTTTGACCCGAGTGCATCTGTTGTTGGTAAATCTGAAGATATCTCATACGATTTCACCGCTGACAAAGCCAAAGATAGAGATGAAGACTCCTTAATAGCCTATGACAGATATAGGGGCGATCCTTCTGAGAGACTTGGGAGCATACGGGAACGTATGGGTAGTACAAGCGGTAACCGAGCCGACTTCAGTGACCCAGATACGGATGATGTTGTTGGGGCTTATGTAAGGTCTGCGGCTATACGAGAGGTTGATGCACAAAGAGCCTCCGTTATGGCAAGAGCATCTAAATCAGGACCAGCACAAGCAGAACGGGCTGGCGCACCGGGTGCTGGTTATGCTGAGTCTGAACGAGTTATAGAGCAACAAAGACAGGGGATGATTGCTGACGACATTTCAATGGTCGGTTACAAGGAAGCAACAGATCGTTACGATGCCGCACAAGCCCGTGTAGCTAGAGCGCAAGCTGGTATAGATGCTGAACAGTCTATGCTCGAAACCGAACAACGCGATGTAAGGGCTCAATTAGAAGCGAGAAGGTCTCTTGCAGCTTCTCAACTTGATCCGCAAGTTTCTGGTGCTAGGACGATATATGGAAGTATGCAAGAAAAGGCCAGAATGGATGATGAAAGAGCGTTTGCGGCAGCTTCTGTAGAACTACAAAAACAGGATGCACTGGAACGTGATGCTCGTATCATGGCGACCGAAAGGTCTAACAGAGCGGCAGCGCAAGAAAGAGCAAGACTTGGGGTTTTAGAAAAGCAACAGGAAGAATTAGCTAATGCCCAAAAGGCAGCAGTCACAGAGAATAAGATAAACAAAGCATTAGTTGAAACTAGCCAAACAAAAGAAATTATTGCTATTGACAAACTATTAGCAAACCCGAACCTCACGGAGAAAGAGCGAGAAGCCCTTCTAGGCAAGAAAGAACGTATAGTGTTTGAGCAAAGCAACCAAGCGATGTATGACAAATTATCTGAATTAAAAGACAAGATAAAAGATATCTCAACGTTCAAAGAAGGTTTCTGGAAAGGTTTTACGAAACCGGATAATAAAACAAAAGGGCAGGTTCAGGATTTGCTTAATAAATTCTATAGTGACAATAAAACTGAACTTGATAGATTGGGTAGAAAGAATTCCGACCTAATAAACGCGATGGGTTTTTCTGGAGTAAAGATGGGACTGGGCGGTGGAATGATTTTTGGTGCTATACAGGGCCTAATGAACTCGCTTGGCATCGCTTACCACAAAACAGACTCGGAAAAAGAACTGATTGAAATTATGACTAAATGGGGCCTTATTGAAAAACCACGGTCAGATTTATCTTCAGAAGAGCAAAAAACCCTTTGTGAAAGAAAAGAAGGATGGGAGTGGGATGAAGACGCCCAAGTTTGTAGGATGAAATCCGCTGATAGATTCAGTGAAGACAAAAGATTCGTGCCGCAATATTAATTAAATGAAACGGACAATAGTCCCGAAAAAGAAATGGCAAGAATTAACAGACGAGGAACTAGGTGGCAAAAGAGATAAGACTGTCTGTGTTGTTAGGTACGGTGGGTTTGGAGACGCTCTCCAGATAAGTTCCGTATTCCCGTTACTTAAAAAGCAGGGTTACAGTGTTTGCGTAAACGCTACAGAGAGGTCGAAAGAGATACTTGCTCACGACCCCAACGTAGACGAGATGTTAATACAAGATACCGGGCAGATACCTAATGAAGAACTAGGTCCGTACTGGGAAAGAATAACTCCGTTATTCGATAAGTTCATAAATCTTGGTGGTGTTGTCGAACAAGAATTGTTATGTCTGGAATGGCAAGACATCTACAACTGGTCGCACGATAAACGCCACGCTAAATTGAACGTTAACTACGGGGAAGCACTTCACGATAAGGCTGAAGTGAAGCATAAATTCCGTCCTAAGTTTTACCCGAGCAAGCTGGAAAAGAAGTGGGTCAAAAAGCAGCGTAAAGATATGAAGCTGTCTCCCCACAAGTTCGTGGTTATGATCGCTCTATCTGGATCAGCCGTGCATAAAGCATACCCGCACATGGACGCTGTTATGGCTAACCTTCTCATAAGGTGGCCACACGTCAGGTTTGTTATGGTCGGAGATGACTTCTGCAAGATGCTGGAAGTTGGCTGGGAGAAAGAAAAGAGGGTCTTCCTTAGAAGCGGTGAATGGAGTCTCAGAAACACTCTAGCGTTTGCCCAGACAGTAGATTTAGTTTTAGGCCCAGAGACGGGGGTCCTGAATGCGGTGAGTGCAGAAGATATTGCAAAGGTTGTTTTATTAAGCCACTCATCAAAAGAAAACTTAACGAAGCATTGGGTAAATACTACCTCACTCACTCCAGATGGGGTGGACTGTTATCCGTGCCACAAGATGCACTACGGATTTAAGACTTGCAACAGAGATCAAAAAACAGGTGGCTCACTATGTGCAGCCAATATAGACCCCAACAAAGTGGTAGATGCTATCGTATTTCACAGGAAACTAAAGAATGACATTTCTGGAACTTTGTCAAACCGTTAGGCAAGAGGTCGGAGTATCCGGCACTGGCCCTACGACAGTCCTAAATCAGGAAGGACAACTTAAAGTCATCACAGACTTTGTTGCCGACGCGGATTTCCAGATACAAATCCTATGGGATGACTGGGATTTTCTATGGGCTCAGTATTCATCCACCCTTTCAACAGGAACCGCTGCTCCAGCTACCGCAAAGCCAACTGACTTAGGGACGTGGGACATGAGGTCGTTTTACCTTGATTACACCACGAATGAATCCGCCTTTTTGACCCCGTTGTCTTACACCGACTGGAGGCGAGATTACAGGCAGGGAGTGGCAACCAACTCTTTACCCACTTATGTCGTGGTTCAGCCAGATAAGAATGTATTTGTTGATGCTCCACCTGATAAAGCCTACACAATCACTGCGGATTACTGGAAAACTCCCACGAGAATGGCTGCAAACGCAACAGTATCTCCAATACCAGAGCAATTCCATAGGGTAATTGTTGCTAGGGCTAAAACAATGTGGGCAGAGCGTGAGGAAGCGCCAGATATCTTAGTGGGTGCTTCTGCTGAATATGCGGACGTTCTAGATAAGCTGGAATCTAATTCCTTACCAGATCAAAGAACTCGCCGTCTATCCTCATCTGACTCTGAGATTACCATTACAACAGCATGAGCAGCTTATACAATCAAATCATAAGTAGGGCTGGAGTTCGCGGCTCCTCGATGACGGCTCGGTATTTTCCCTTTGAAGGAGGGGAGATACTTACTGACCCAGCACTCTCTCAATCACCCGGCAGTTTACTATACGGGAAGAACTACGAGGTATACCCCGAGGGTGGTTACAGGAGAATAGATGGGTTCGAAAGATATGACGGTAGAACCAAACCATCTGAAAGCCTTTATTGGATACTTGAGTTTAATGCTGGAACAACAGCAACTGTAGATACCAATGTAATCACAGGGGCAACATCTAGTGCTACAGGGGAACTTATTGCTGATTCTGTAGTAGAGAGCGGCTCTTACGCTGGCAATGATGCTGTTGGTTACATGGTTGTAGCCCTATTGTCGGGAACTTTCGCAGTAGGCGAGAATATTCAAGTCAGTGCATCCACTGTAGCGGTCGTTAAATCTGTAGCTAACGTTTTAGGGGCAACTACTGACGCCCTTGATACGACCTATACAAGAGCAGCAATAGAACGAGCAAGATCAAAAATAGGGACCGTAACTGGATCGGGTCCTATACGCGGTGTTTGGGTATATAACGGCGCTACTTATGTATTTCGAGATAACGTCGGGGCCACAGAATGCAAGCTGTTCAAAGCAAGCACTTCTGGATGGACCGCTGTTGATCTAGGTAAGTATATTAAATACAACACAGGGAGCGCCGAAGTAAGTGAAGGTGATACCTTAACTGGGGCAACGTCTGGCGCTTCTGGAACAGTAAGGCGAGTTGTAATCCGAACAGGAACTATTGGGACCTCTGACGCCCTTGGTGTTTTTGTTTTAACGGGAGTTAGTGGAACATTCCAAAGTGGCGAGAATTTACAAGTAAGTTCTTCCACTGTAGCTGTATCGACTTCAGCCTTGGTCACCGTTGCTTTAGTTCCGGGCGGTAGGTATGAGTTTGTTAACTACAACTTTGGTGGCTCTACCTCTACTAATAGAATGTATTGGGTTGACGGCTTCAACACCGCGTTTGAATTTGATGGGACATACGCCGTACCGCTATTCACCGGGATGGATGTAGACACCCCGAAGCATTTAGCGGCCCATAAGAATCATTTGTTCTTAGCTTTTCATAAAGGCTCAGTTCAGCACTCATCCATATCAAACCCTTATGCGTGGTCTGTGGTAACTGGCGCGGCAGAAATGGGAACTGGTGATGAAATTTCTGGGTTGCAGGTAATGCAGGGCGATACTCTTGCTATCTTCAATAGAAATCGCTTGTATATTTTGTACGGAGAAAGCACCGCAAACTGGAACCTGAAAACATTCTCTGCAAATTCTGGCGGCATTGAATGGACTATACAAAATCTAACCGACACCATGTTCTTAGATGACCGTGGTGTAACTACGTTCCAAGCTGTTAATGCTTATGGTGACTTTGACATGAATTCCATAAGCAAGAAAGTTAAACCTGTTATAGATGAAAAGAAGGGATTATCTATAGCATCTGTAGCGGTAAGAAGTAAGGGGCAGTATAGGTTATTTTTTAACGATGGGACTGGCATATACGCCACGTTCTCGGGCAATAAAATTGCTGGGTTCATACGAACAGATTTAGGGAAAGTTGTTTACGCCATATGTTCTGCCGAAGATGCTGACGGTAACGAAATTATATTCTTTGGATCAGACGATGGGTATGTGTATCAGCTTGATGCTGGGACTTCATTTGATGGCGCGGAAATAGAAGCAATCTTACGGTTTGCTTACTACCATTACGATACCCCAACTCGGGATAAGAGGTTTAGAAAGATTCAGTTTGAGATGTCTGCTAATTCTGATGTGGATATTAAGTTTCAACCAGACTTTTCATACGCTGATCCAGATGTACCTGAAGCTAGAACTAGGGACCTTTCTATTGAGGGCAGTGGTGGTTATTGGAACATCGCTTACTGGAATAACTTTAATTGGTCAGGTCAAATCATATCAACAGCGGAAGAAAACTTAGATGGTGTTGGTACAAACATGGGGCTTTTAATTTTGTCTGAGGCTACTTACGAACAACCACACACCCTACAAGGTGTGACTGTACACTTCTCGCCACGGAGGATACGTCGCTAATGGCGAATGACTATTATACAAGGCAAGGCTCTTACACGAAGGGCACACTAGCCCGAGGTGATGTTGTTAAGTCTGACTTCGATGCATTGGTTACTGCATGGGATACAGGCGAAATCAATATTAAACGCTCGATTAAACTCCCCAATGAGGGTTCACCCCAGACTGATTTTGCTATTACAGAGAATGCCGCTAATAGGGCGACCAAAGCCATAGGCTTCGACTCTCTAGGAGTGTTAGAACTCCAGACTGGAGTGGGTAACTGGGAAGGCACATGGGCTACATCCACAGCTTACGAATTAAGAGATGTCGTAGTAGACGGAGCCGCAGGTGGTAGCACAGACAATATTTACATCTGTATTGTCGCGCACACATCTGGAACATGGGCCACCGATCTAGCCGCATCTAAATGGTCGCTGATGGTCGATGTAGAGGAAGCGAGAAATTGGGCCAAGAAGACTGATGGAATAGTTGACTCAACAGACTACTCATCCAAGGCTTGGGCTATTGGCGGGACTGGTGTCACAACCACAGCATCCCGTGGGGCATCTAAAGAGTGGGCTGTCGGAACTGGCCTCATTGATACAGCCAGTTACTCATCGAAAGAGTATGCACAAGGAACTACGGCATCTACTGGCGGCTCTGCAAAGGATTACGCACAGAAGACGGACGGTGGTGTTAGCGGTGCAACATCAGACCATTCAGCTAAAGCGTGGGCAGTTGGCGGCACTGGAGTAACAGATACCGCATCAAAGGGCGCGGCTAAAGAATGGGCGGTAGAAACTTCAGGGACAGTAGATACATCCTCTTACTCGGCGAAAGAATATGCACAAGGCACCCAAGCATCGACAGGTGGTTCAGCAAAAGACTACGCACAAAAGACAGACGGTGGAGTATCAGGAGCCACTTCTGACCACTCTGCAAAGGCATGGTCGGTGGGTGGTACAGGCGTCACCACGACAGCCTCTAAAGGTGCATCAAAAGAGTGGGCGACGACTACAGGCGGGTACGTTGATACCGCTGAATATTCCGCAAAAGAATATGCCATAGGGACGACAGTAGCGGCTGGTTCGGCTAAAGATTGGGCCATGCAAGCTACTGGTACGGTTGATGGTTCATCTTACTCGGCAAAATATAATGCCGATGCCGCCGCGACATCAGCTTCTGCTTCCTCGACATCAGCTTCGGCTAGTTCGACGAGCGCGACTGCGAGTGCGTCTAGCGCGACTGCCGCATCAAGTTCTGCAACTGCCGCCGCAAGTTCGGCTACAGCCGCCGCCGCAAGTTATGATGCATTTGATGACCGTTATTTAGGGAGCAAGGCTTCCGATCCCACGGTTGATAATGACGGAAATACTTTATTAGACGGCGCACTCTACTGGAACACAACTAATAATGTTTTGATGGTGTACGACTTAGGTGGTACTACTTGGAATAGAACCACACCTACATCAACTGACCAAGGCCACATTAATACCGTAAGCGGTATCGCGGCTAACGTTACGACCGTAGCTGGCATCAGTGGCAACGTGACCACAGTGGCCGGAATTTCAAGTGACGTGACCGCAGTAGCTGGTGATGCAACTGACATAGGCGTGGTCGCTGGTGCGATCTCTCCAACAGACAATGTTGGGACGGTTGCAACGAATGTTGCCAACGTTAATCTAACTGGTGGTTCCATAGCGAACGTTAATACAACGGCTGGCTCAATAGCTAATGTTAATACCGTAGCCGGATCAATAGCTGATGTTAATAGGTACGCAAACGAATACACGATAGCGTCATCAGCACCGGGTTCACCCAGTAGCGGTGACCTTTGGTATGACTCAACTGCAAACGTTCTCAAGTATTACAACGGCACTACATGGGCCGCTATAGCTGGTGACACTGACGTGCTGGTTGGCGTAAGCGCATCAGATACTACACCGGGATACTTGGGCGCAAAGGTGGCGGCAGGTTCTGGAATAAGTTTATCCACACTCAATTCTGGCGCAAACGAACAAATCCAAATTACTTCTACAGCAGATGCTGGTGGGACAGCAGTAGCGATGGCTATAGCCTTGGGGGGCTAAACGATGGCAAATGATTTTCAAACAAAAGAACTCGCTTTAACAACGAGTTTCCAGCAGTTGGTTAATTCCGATACCGCTGGAGAGAAAACGGTTCACGCAATCTACTTCTCCAATAAAGACGGAACGAACAGTGCGGATGTTTACTTGAGCCTGTATGACAACGCAGGTACTCCAGCGGAGAAGGCAAAGATTCTTCACGCGGTGCAAGTCCCGGCTGGGAGTACATTGGTAGTTGAGAAACCAATCAACTTAACTTGCAGTTCAACGGGCGCAGACGCGAGACAACTGTACGCAAAAGCATCAGCGAATGGCGACATAGACGCTGTGGCCTCAGTCCTTCTGATTACATAGGTGGTTAAATGTCCTATCTAGGAAGAGTTGAAAACAAATCGAGCGACATCCGTCAGCTTGAGGTATCTAGTTCCACATCTGCCACGCACACTTTAACGTGGACAGCCCCCAATGTGGAATCCCTCATAGTGACAATAAATGGAATCACACAACAGGGGAATTACACAGTGTCGGGTACTACGCTGACATTGGACACACCTCTAACTGTTACTGATGTGATGCAGGTTCTCGGAATAAATGATATCGGAACTACGATCACCCCAGCAGAAGGATCAGTTAATACAGATCAACTTGCTAACGATGCTGTTACTGCTGATAAATTAGCCAACTCAATCAACACAGAGATTGCCGCTAATACAGCAAAGGTAACCAATGCTACACATACAGGCGATGTAACAGGGGCTACAGCCCTTACTATTGCTACTGATGCTGTAACACCAGCCAAGATGG